GAGACTCTTAGAGACTCAAGGCAGAGTTGGAACTTCTGACAATGATATAAACGCACTAAGAAATAATGGGGCAATACCAGAAGGATATTTTGTTAATCACTATTTAACAGATTCCAATGCTTTCTTTATTATTACTGATGTTCCTAATGGAATGAAACACTTCCAAAGAACAGCTTTAGAAACTTCTATGGACGGTGATTTTGACACCGGAAATGTTCGTTATAAAGCTAGAGAGCGTTACTCATTTGGAGTAAGTGACTACATGGGAATCTACGGATCACCGGGTAGTAGCTAAGATAAAATGGGCGATAGTTAATTCTATCGCCCTTTTTTTCGTTTTAATCTAGGGTTTTATTTAATCTATCGACTGACCTAGCAGACTCGCCAAGACGATAGAGTATTAAGGAGACTTAATTATGGCAAAATCAACTTTTTCAGGACCGGTTAGATCACTAGCTGGTTTTATTTCAGCAGGTAACGCAACAGTAGTCAGCCTAACAGCAGACACTACGCTTACAGTAGCAGCACACTCAGGTAAGGTTATTACTTGTAATGATGCAGATGGTAAATTTACTTTACCTTCAATCGTTGCAACTGCTCCGGGTAGGGACGATGATCCTAATCAAACTAACAACTTGGGTGCTACTTTTACTTTTGTAATAGAAACAGCAGCTACAGACTTAGACATTTTAACTGACGGAACAGATAAGTTCGTTGGTGGACTGTATATGGGTAAAAGCGATGCAGCAGGTAAAACATTTTTCTCAGGTGCTAGTAACGATGTTATAACTTTAAATGGTACTACCAAAGGCGGAATAGTTGGAACAATCATTAAAGTTACAGCAATAGCTTCAGCTAAGTATGCAGTAGAAGGTATTAACCTTGCTTCCGGTACTGTAGTAACTCCATTTGCTGACGCTTAAGGAGGTCTATAATGGCTGATGCAGTAACATCTCAGACCATAGAAGACGGTGGCAAGAATTTAATTGTCAAGATAACTAATATTAGTGACGGTACAGGTGAGTCTGACGTTGCTAAAATTGATGTGTCTGCTTTAAATGCAAACCCGACAACAGGCGTGGCGTGTAGTCGTGTCTCAATTCAACGTATCTGGTTTAGTAACGTTGGCATGGGATTTAAATTATTATGGAACGCAAGTACCAATAAATTTATATTTCAAGCCCCTGCTGACTGGACAGATACTTGGGATTTTTCTATGGGCAATGAAGGGAAATCAGGAATACCAAATAATGCAGGTAGTGGAGTCAATGGAGACTTGCTGTTAACAACAGTAGGTCACACCGATGGCGATTCTTACAGTGTGGTTATTTGGGCACATAAACATTATTAACGGAGAAAAGTATGAAAGGTACTAAAGGAAAAGCTATGATGAAAATGGCTGGTGGTAAAAAAACTAAAGGCAAAGCTATGATGAAAATGAAAGCTGGCAAAAAAACTATGAAAGGACCAGAAATGTATCAAGATTTGGTCAAAAGAAAGTTTGGTGGCAGGGTGTAAATGGCAACTAGCGGTTCAGCTACATTCAATCCAGACTTTACAGAACTAGCAGAAGAAGCCTTTGATATGGCGGGAGTAGAGATGCGTTCTGGGTATCATTTAAGGAGTGCTAGACGCTCCTTAAATACCATGTTTCTTGAGTGGGCTAATCGTGGTATAAATTTATGGACAGTAGAAAGCGGAACTCAGGCTTTAACGGCAGGAACTGCTTCGTATACTTTACCGTCTGATACTATAGACTTGATAGAACATTCTATTAGAACTAATTCAGGTAATGTAAGTACACAAAGCGATACACGATTAAATCGTATATCTGTTTCTACTTACTCTGCTATACCCAATAAACTTTCAAAGGGCTTGCCAATACAGATATATATAGACAGACAGACAGCAGCACCTGTAGTGAATTTATATCCTGTTCCAGATGATGTAGAAACTTATACATTGTTTTATTACAGGATAGCTAGAATTGAAGATGTTGGTTCACCGGGTTCTAATACTTTGGATTTACCTGCTAGATTTTTACCTTGTGCTACTGCGGGACTAGCTTACTATTTATCTGTAAAACATTCAGATCAAGCAGAAAGGGTTTTAGCATTAAAAGCTATGTATGATGAACAATGGCAATTAGCTTCTTCTGAGGATAGAGAAAAAGCTTCTGTAAGATTTGTTCCTTTTGTAAGCAGAAATTAATGAGTAGTTTTGCGTCTGGCAAAAAAGCTATAGCGTTTTGTGATCGGTGTGGATTTGAATATCCATATACTGATTTAGTTTTTGAAATATTTAATCAAAAAAGAACAGGATATAAAGTATGTAGTGAGTGTTTAGATGTAGATCAACCTCAACTACAACTAGGTAAACATTCTACTGATGATCCACAAGCTTTATTAGACCCCAGACCTGATAGAGGATTAGCCTCTAGTAGAAGATTTTCTGCATTTGATCCTATAGGTGGTGGTATAACAGAATTAGGTTCATCAACTTTAGGTTTAGATATGTTTGGTAAAGTAGGCAAGCTTACAGTAACAACGAGTTAACTATGACATACGCAGAATTAAAAACAGCAATACAAGATTATTTACAAAATACAGAAACAACTTTTGTTAATGATTTACCTACGATAATAAAACAAGCTGAAGAAAGAATTTTAAAAATGGTACGTCTACCTGTGTTCAGGAAAGCCGTACAAGGTAGTTTAACTGATGGCAATCCATATTTAGGAACACCTTCTGATTTTTTAGATACGCTAGATATAACTATTATTAGTTCTAATTCTCATACTAATTTACTTAGAACAGATGTAACTTTTATAAGAGAAGCTTATCCAAATCCAACAGTTAAAGGGACTCCAAAACATTATTCTTTATTTGATAATGACACATTTATTGTGGGTCCAACACCAGATGCTGATTATACATCTGAATTACACTACACTTATAGACCTACTTCTATAACGGCAGGTTCGGATAGTGATTCAACTTGGTTATCAACCAACGCATCTAATGCCCTGTTATATGGTTCTTTAGTAGAAGCATATACGTATATGAAAGGCGAGCCTGATTTAATGAATTTATATAATGACAGATACGAAAAAGCATTAGCCAGACTAAAAGTTTTAGCAGAAGGTAGAAATACTACAGATACATATAAAGACGGCACTTTACAAATACCTGTGTCGTAAAACATTAAGGAGCAGATAATGTTAAAAAAACCAATAAAAGACCTTAAAGGTAAACAAATAGCTATAGTTGCTATGGGTGAAAGCCAATTAGATTTTCATATAGCTACCGCACATAGTAAAAAATATGATGAAGTATGGGCTATAAATGCTATGGCAGGAGTTATACCTAATCCGGATAGAGTCTTTGCTATGGACCCCATGACAAGATTTTTTGATACTGATGATGCAGGTAATCAAACTGAATTGATGCGTAGAGTTTTACCTAAGTTAACTTGTCCTATATATTCAGTAGAGTTAGATGAAAGAGTTCCTAGTATTGAGTTATATCCAATAGAAGCATTAATAAATGATACTGAATGTGGATATTTAAATAATACGGTAGCTTACGCAATAGCCTTTGCTTATTGGAATAAAGTTGGTTCTGTGGCTATGTATGGTGCAGATTTTACTTATAAAAAATTAGTTTACTTTGCTGAAATGGGTAGAGCTTGTTGTGAGTTTTGGTTAGCTAAATGTATGGAACAAAAAATAGATGTTTCTATAGCATTGAGGTCAAATTTATTAGATGCAAATGTCGAAATAAAAGATAAACTTTACGGTTATCATAGATTGCAAGACCCTGTAGTAAGCTACATAGAAGATAACAAAATGAAGGTTTGTAGATACTCAGAGGTTATAAAACAACAAATGGTGCCCTATGGCATAACCGGTAGAGAAGACCCACAAACAGAATTTAATGACATAGTAGAACCAAATAAACCATAATGCAGACAGACAAATTTGAATTATCAATAGGCAATGTAGGAGTAACTACAACTCAAAATAGAGGACATACTGTTGAAGAGTTAGCTGAAATGGCTACAAATAAACTAATATCTATAAGTGATGATGTTGATCCTATGGTTAAAGCACAGGCACACGCATTTAGAGATAGATGTAAATGGATCATTCAATACTATGTAAATGAGGGAATAAAAAACCACGTTTGCACGGTATGTAATGAGTTAGAAAAACAAGGTCAAAAAGACCTAGCAAATATAATAAGGAGACTGTAATGGCTATTACACAAGCAATGTGTACTTCTTTCAAAAAAGAACTTTTGGAAGGTGTGCATAATTTTAAAAACTCAGGTGGTAACACATTTAGATTAGCACTCTATACGAGTTCAGCAACTATGAGTGCTGCAACAACTGCGTATACAACTTCACAAGAAGCTAGTGGAACAAACTATACTGCTAAAGGAGATGCTTTAACAAGAGTTGACCCTACAAGTTCAGGCACCACAGCGTTTACAGACTTTGCTGATTTAACTTTTGGCACAGCAACTGTAACAGCTAGAGGCTGTATGATTTATAACGATTCAGCATCTGGCGATCCAGCAGTTGCAGTATTTGATTTTGGAGCAGATAAAACATCTACAGCAGGGTCATTTACAATTACTTTTCCTACAGCAGACGCAAGTAACGCAGTAATTAGAATAGCGTAATATGTCTGTTGGATGGGGTCGATCCACTTGGGGTGCAGGTCCTTGGGGTCAACCTGCCATAGTCAATGTTTCTGTAAGCCTTACAGGTGTAGCAGGAACATCAGCATTAGGAACAGAAACAGTAAGCTGTGATGCTAATCTCACAGAAACAGGAGTTACTTGTACTGGTGCTGTAGGCTCTTTAACTATAACTGGTGTAGCAAACGTTACAGAAACAGGAGTCACATCAACAGCAGCCGTTGGTTCATTAGTCGCAACAGGTGGGGCTAATATAGTAGAAACCGGGGTTGCAGCCACAACAGCTATAAATAGCTTAACAGTTACAGGAGTTTGTAATTTAAGTTTAACTGGAATAGCAGCAACAACTGCACTAGGTAATGAATCTGTATCAGGCGATGCTAATGTAACCGAAACAGGAATAGCCGGTACTGGTGCAGTAGGTACATTATTAGCTGCTGGTGTAGCTATAACAGGAGTTTCAGGTGCTGCTTCAACTGTAGCAGTAGGAGATGAAACTGTAACAGGTGATGCTAATATGTCTGTTACAAATGTTGTTGGAACAACAGCATTAGGTAATTTAAGTCTTGTTACTAATAATATAATTGCAGTAACTTTAGGAGCAGCAACAGGATCAGTTGGAAGTTTAACAGTAGTAGGAAATGCTATAGTTCAACCAACTGGTGTATCAACAACAGGTAATACAGGTAAATTATTAGTTTGGGGCGATGTTATACCCGGACAAACACCAAATTGGTCAACTATAAGCGAATCACAAACACCAAATTGGGAAGAAGTAGCTTAACGGAGAAAATAAATGGCAAGTACATATGTTAATGATCTAAGACTCAATGAAATGGCGACAGGTGATGCGTCAGGAACTTGGGGAACAGTGACAAATACAAATTTGGAACTGATTGGCGAAGCTTTAGGTTTCGGAACAGAAGGCATAACAACCAACGCAGATACTCATACATCTACAGTAGCAGATGGTGCTACTGACCCAGCAAGAGCTATGTACGTCAAGTACACAGGCACACTAGACTCAGCCTGTACTATTACTATTGCACCTAACACTATGAGTAGGATGCAGTTTATTGAAAACGGCACTACTGGTTCTCAAAACATCATAATTTCACAAGGCACAGGAGCTAACGTAACCATACCTGCTGGCGATACTAAAGCAGTTTACTTAGATGGAGCTGGTAGTGGAGCTGCGGTAGTTGATGCTTTCGCTAGTCTTTCTGTAGTAGACCTAAAAGTACAAGACGATTTAACAGTTACAGATGATGCCTCAGTAGGTGGAAATTTAACACTTACAGGTAATGGCGACTTTAATGGTGACTTAGACGTAGACGGAACTACAGAAACAGACGCACTAACTATTAATGGTTCAGCACTTAATTACAAAGCTTTTGGTACTTCATCAATTATGTTTGGTGATAATGCTACAGGTACTATAGATGCTGCTAACTACAATACAGGTGTAGGTGTTGATGTTTTTGCAGCTTTAACTACTGGTGATGAGAATACAGGAATAGGGTTCGCAGCACTTGATGCTCTTACAACAGGAGCAAACAATACAGCAGTTGGCTCAGATGCGTTAGGAGTTAATTCTACAGGCTCAGAAAATGTAGCTGTAGGAAAAGCTGCTTTAGATGCTAACACCACAGCAGATCACAACACAGCAGTAGGTGCAAATGCTTTAGGAGCAAACACTACAGGTGCTGCAAATGTAGCAGTTGGCTCACAAGCACTAGATGCTAACACTACAGCAAATAACAACACAGCAGTTGGTTATAATACTTTAGGTGCAAATACCACAGGAGCATCTAACACAGCTATTGGCGGACAAGCATTAGAAGCAAACACCACAGCTTCTAACAACACAGCAGTTGGTGATGATGCTATGAAAGCAAACACTACAGGTGCAAATAATACCGCAGTAGGAGCAACAGCTTTAGATGCAAATACTACAGGTGACGACAATACTGGAATAGGTGTAGAGTCTTTATCGTTAAATACTACTGGAGAAGATAATACTGCGGTAGGTAAAGCTTCGTTAGCATTAAACACAACAGGGCATAGAAATACTGCCGTAGGTGATGCTGCTTTATCAGCTAATACAACAGCAGACGATAACTCCGCAGTAGGTAAGTTTGCTTTATATTCAAATACTACTGGAACAAGAAATACTGCCGTAGGTGTATCAGCATTACAAGAAAATACTACAGGTTCATACAATCAAGCATTTGGCATGAGAGCATTGTATCTAAATTCAACAGGAACAGAAAATGTATCAGCAGGTTATTTATCAATGGATGCTAATACGACTGGAAGCTATAACGTAGCTTACGGTATAAATGCTTTAGGTGGTAACACAACCGCAAATTACAATACTGCTATTGGAACACAAGCAATGATAGCTAATACAACAGGAGCAGATAATGTTGCAGTTGGTGCTTTTGCTTTAGATGCAAATACAACAGCATCTTCAAGCGTAGCAGTCGGTTATGGTGCTTTGAGTGCTGCTACTACTGGTGGATTTAACGTAGCCGTTGGTTATAACGCTTTAGATGCTTGTACAACAGGTACTACGAATAATGCTTTTGGAACAAATGTTCTTGGTGCAGTAACTACAGGTTCACAAAATACTGGTGTGGGCTTAAATGCTGGTGGTTCTATTACTACAGCAGATAATAATGTTACTATTGGTTATGCTGCTGGTAATGATGCTTTAACAACAGTAACAACAAGCAACAATATAGTTCTTGGTAACAATTCAACTGCTGTCTTTGAAACAAAAGTAGCTTTGACTGTAGGTTCTGATGAAAGAGATAAAACAGATATTGCAACTTTACCTGATAATGCAGGTTTAAACTTTGTAAATCAAATGCGACCTGTAACTTATGTTTGGGATAATAGAACTAATTACTACTCACATGAACATGAAAACTATGGTGAAAGAGATCATAGTAAAAAATCATCAGACAAACAATTAGGTTTTATAGCACAAGAAATTAAAGTGATAGAAAATTCAATAGGTTGGACTGACGACCATGTTGTTAATACCTCTAATTCACTATCTTATAAATTGATGGAAACTCAATTAATACCAATTCTAGTTAAGGCTTTACAAGAAGCT